AAAATGCCGGTGGACTTCGCGGATGTGCCACTGTCTGCCGAGTTCACTGGTGCTTGAATAATGCGCCACGATGGCTTCGTCAGCCAAGCGGTGTGCTTCGTATTTCGCTTCTAAAAGATCATGGGTATCCATTGTTTTTTTCTCTCAAATCAAAAATTGGTGTGTAAGTAAAAACGAAATTTCTTCTGCGGTGGCAACGCAAATCGCCATGGGGTGCCTTTCTATGTATGTCTGCAAACGGCTGCGGTTTTTCATGGATGGAAGCTTGCGGTAGGTGTTGATCAATTTGGTCATGGTGTTCCCCTGCGGTGGCTGGGGGCCAAAGCCCCCGCTCCAATTAGGCTGTCGGCTGCTTTGCCTTGACCTTGATGACCTCGAAAGGTTTGCCTTCGACCTTGCATGTGTCCAGCTCGGTCAGGGTGATGCCGTATTTGGCAAACAGCAGGTCTTCGCTGACCGATGAACGCTGCGAAAGATTAACAGACAAGTCGCATGAGACGCCTTCGATGTGCGAAGCGCCGGTTGCCTTGACTTCTGCCTTCAGGGCATTAAGCGCCTTTTCTGCTGCGTCAAATGCTGCCTTGGCTGCTGCGTAACGGTCGGCGAGGGGGAGGTTGGATGCGGTCATGATAAAATCTCCATAAGGTAAAATCGGAACATCCCGATAAGGTGAGAATAGCGAAGTAATTTCTTATTGCAAGAAGTATTTTCGCAATAAGTATTTTTACTGACCAAGGAAGTCTAGCCATATTGTGAGGGCGGCCACGAAAGTGGCCAGCCCGAATAGTTCGAATATATCCCAAAGCAAATTTTTCATGATCAGCCCCAATCTTTAAAGCCAGTGTTTTCGGAATAGCCTAAGCAGTATTCAGCAATTTGCTCATCGGTCAGGTCGGTTATGCGGGTTGTGCCGATGTAATAATGAGGCTCAATCTTGCGCCCGTAATAGCTATCAGCAGACCCGCGGTCGTAAAGAGAGCTGTGATTGCGGTCCATGCCGTCGTTTTCGATCATAATAAAATCAAGCATGTTAATCTCCTGCGGTGTGGGCGTTGCCCATTGTTGATGAAATTACCATAAGCGAAGTAATTTCACCCGTCAACAGCAAAAACGAAATTATTTCAATTTTTTTTATATGATTGCGCGGGCGGTAATAGCCATGCCGAGACCATACTCTGCCGATAGGCTGATTTTGTTGCCGCGCTTTAATTGACCTGCAAACAGTATGGCAAACTGTCTGCCACGCTCATATGCCCACTGATTGCTAATGTTGCCTTCCTCAAAGTCATAATCAAAAGGCTTGCCTGCCTTAGCATCCTTAAAACCCTTCACAAAGGCTGCCTTACGGATGCACTGCTTTATGGTCATAGGGCTGGTTCCAACCTGTTTCGACATGGTTAATCTCCTTTTACGCGACGCCTGAATTGATGGCATCAATCAGCAATTTGGGGGTTGTGTAATAATTTTTGTTTGGCTCTGCCTCAATCTTGACAGCCAATGCCTTTGCCAATGCCTGTTTGTCGGCGTTGTCGATGGTCATGACGCGGTATGGGCGTTCTGCCTTGCACTTGGTGCCGCCAATCTTTTTAAACTCTTGCACGATGCCCTGACGGTCGGCACGAACTACACATGCTAAAAACAGGGTTTCATAAATTTTGGTTTTGCCGTTCAGTTCGGTCATGCTGTGGCTGTGCTCAACAGCGATGATGTCGTTCTTTTTTGCCTTACCCATAAAAACCTCCTGTTAGGTTGGTTGGGGGCCGAAGCCCCCCGATTGATTAAGCTTGTTTTTCAACAGCGATGATGAAATTGCCGCAGCAGTTATAAACATCAAAGCCCTGATATTCCCCATCATCATAAGCAGTGTAGCTGTCACCACCATCGAAAACGAACCAAACACCACGCATGTTAAAATTGTTTTTATGGGGGGTGTATGAAGGTTCTGCTGGGTTAAACTTGCTGCCTTCGTTGGGTGTGACCATGTCAACCATGCCGTCAAAACGTGATTTTGGATTAACAAAAATCTTGCCTTCGTTCTTTTTGATGAAGGACTTAACGGTTGCGAGTGTGATGCGTTTTGTCATGATCGGCTCCTGTTGTTAGGGCATCGCCCTGTTGATGATCTGAATATAAGCGAAGTAATTTCATACGTCAACAGGTAAAATGAAGTTTTTTCAAAAAAGATGGGAAATAAGTATTTGTGCGTATATTTTTTCGTAAGGCTTTTAAAACAAACAGTTTTGTGCTAGAAAAACGGTCGATGTTATCGTTTTTATGGGTATTGCGATGATTAAACGTGGTCCTCCAAATAAATTCTCACAGGAAATCGCCGATCAGATTTGCGATCTGATGATTGCTGGTTCTGATATGGTTGATGCTTGCGAAGCGTTAAAGCTAAACAGATCAACCGTTTATCGGTGGCTTGTACAGCATCCTGAGTTTGAGGCACAATGCGCGCGAGCACGCGAAGCTTTGACCGATTTTCGCTTGAAAAAGATCCGCAACAAGATCGCCACCGCGCAGTCTGAAGGCGTCGATCCGCATTTGCTCAAGATCCAAGTTTCGTTTGAGCAGTGGGAAGCGGAAAAGATTGCGCCTCGATACGCCAAGCGCACTGAAGTGACCGGCAAGGAAGGCGGCCCGATTAAAGTGCAGAAAACCATCGACTTGTCGCATTTGTCCGACGAGGAGTTGGAAGTGCTTGACCTGGCGCTGAACGGCGCTGAGGACGGTGACGGGGACGACGAATGAATAAACTGGCGCTTTTACCCTCTGAGGTCGAGCGTCAACTGTGCGAACGGTCGCTGTCCGCATTCATCCGCAAGGCGTGGCACGTTGTCGAGCCAGGCCAACGCTATCAGCACAATTGGCACATCGACTTCATCTGCGAACACCTTGAAGCCATCTCAAACGGCGTCAAATTGGCCGATGGATCGTATTACAATCGGCTGCTGATCAACATCATCCCTGGCGCGATGAAGTCATTGCTGGTTAACGTCTTTTGGCCTGCGTGGGAGTGGGGGCCGCGAAACATGCCGCACTTGCGCTATGTTTGTGCGGCGCACAAAGTCGAAAACCTGTCCGCCCGCGATTCGCGCCGCATGCGCGAACTGATCACGTCTGACTGGTACAAGAACCATTGGGGCGACCGCGTGCAATTGGCGCGCGACCAGAACGAAAAACTGAACTTCGTCAACACGTCGCAGGGTTTCCGCATTGCCACCGCGATCACGTCGCTGACCGGTATTCGTGGCGACCGCGTCATTATCGATGACCCGCACAGCGTCGATTCGGCCGCCTCCGAAGTGCAGCGCGAAACCGAAGTCCAGACCTTCTTGGAAGCGATCCCCAGCCGTTTGAACAACCCAAAGCGGTCGGCAATCGTCGTGATCATGCAGCGGCTGCACGAAGATGACATCAGCGGCATCATCCTCGACAAGAACCTGAATTACGACCACATCATGCTGCCCATGCTCTACGATCCGCTGCGGTCGTTCCCCACCAAGATTGGCGCTGTGGATCCGCGCGAAGAGCCAAATGAACTGTTGTTCCCCGACCGCTTTCCCATTGAGGTGGTCAAGCGCGACCGTGCCGTCATGGGCGAGTTTGCCTTTGCCGGTCAGATGCAGCAGGAGCCTGCGCCACGCGGCGGCGGCATCATCCTGAACGAGTGGTGGCAGACTTGGGAAGACACAAACCATCCGCCTTACGAATACATTTTGGCCAGCCTCGACACGGCTTACACGACCAAAGAAGAGAACGATTACAGCGCCATGACCATTTGGGGCGTCTTTTCGCATGACCCGACGGCGCAGGCCAGCAAGATCCAAGGGGCCGACGGCCGCATCATGCAAATCGAGCGAACTTACGGCGAATTGATGCCAAAAGTCATGCTGATCGACGCTTGGCAGGAAAAGCTTCCGATCCACGATCTGGTCAATCGGGTGGCGGAAACGGCGAAACAATGGAAAGTTGACAAGCTTTTGATTGAGGCGAAAGCGTCGGGGATCTCGGTCGATCAGGAATTGCGCCGCCTGTACAGTCACGAATTGTGGGCGGTGCAGTTGTCGAACCCGAAACGCCTCGATAAGACGGCGCGCCTGCATTCTGTCGCGCATTTGTTTGCCGAGGGCATGATCTATGCGCCCGACCGCGCTTATTCCCAGATGGTGATCCGGCAGGTTTCGACCTTTCCAAAGGGCAAGAACGACGATCTGGTCGATACGGTTAGCCAAGCCCTGCGTCACCTGCGCGAGTTGGGCATGCTGACACGCGGCGACGAGCGGTTGGCGGAGATTGATGCGATGAAACAATACCATGGCGGCTCTCCCGCGCCGCTTTATCCGGTCTGAGGGCGGGCTATGCGAAACATTCGAACTCTGTTAAGTGTCGCCGCCGATTGGGCGCTCCTGCGCCAAATGTGAGGGTTTACGATGCCGTTAGTGCCTGGTCTTTCCCCGTCCATCCGCCAAGTGGCGCCCGATGAGCCGGACGCCCCGTCGCCCATGGACATCATTGTCGAGATGGCAGGCGAAGGCGAAGACGCGCCCGAAGTCAATTCAAACGGCGAAATTCTCAAGATCGAGCACGGCGACGGATCGGTGTCGATCAGCTTGAATGGCCGCCCGCTCGGATCCACCGGCGAGGCGAAGAAGCCGACCGGTTGGTTTGACAATCTGGTTGACGACATCGACGAGATGGAGTTAAGCCGGATCTCGGCCGAACTGCTGAAGGACGTCGAGGCGGACATCGAAAGCCGCAAGGAGTGGGTCGAGGACCGCGCTCAGGGCATTAAGTTGTTGGGATTAAAGATAGAAATCCCGAACCTTGCTGGTGCGACTGATGGTGCGCCGGTCGAAGGCATGAGCCGCGTTCGGCATCCGCTGCTGCTTGAGGCCGTGCTGCGGTTCCAAGCAAACGCGCGGTCTGAATTGCTGCCGACCGACGGGCCGGTCAAGATCCGCGACGACACAAACAACGGAAATCTTCAAGAAGATCAATTGGCTAACGCCCTTGAACGTGACTTAAACCACTTCCTGACGTGCGTTGCGTCTGAGTATTATCCTGACACCGACCGCATGCTATTGATGCTTGGCTTCGGCGGCACGGCGTTCAAGAAGGGTTATTTTTGTCCGTTACGAAATCGTCCGGTTCTTGAGTCGGTCGATGCAGATGATTTGATCGTCAACAATTCCGCGACCGATTTGGCCAATGCGAAGCGCATTACCCATCGCGTGCTGATGAAGCCATCGACGGTCAAGCGCCTGCAGATCCTTGGCGTCTACCGCGACGTCGATCTCAGTCAGGCTAAGGAGCGCGAGTTGGACGCAGTGCAGCGTGCTAAAAATAGCCAGCAAGGCATTTCCGACGAGTCGAAGAACCCTGAGAACCGTGACCGCGAAATCTATGAAATCTATTGCGAATTGGACATTCGTGGCTTTGAGCATAAGTACAAGGGCAAGGAGAGCGGCCTTGAAATCCCGTACCGCGTCACGATTGACGTGAGTTCGAAACAAATCCTGTCCATTGTCCGCAATTACGACGAAGACGATCAGGAATTGCCTGAGGCGAGAGTTAATTTTGTCAAGTATACTTTTGTGCCTGGAATGGGTTTTTATGATATTGGTCTGCTGCATATCCTCGGTAATACGACTAATGCGATCACTGCGGCGTGGCGCGAACTCTTAGACGCGGGGATGTATTCCAACTTTCCTGGCTTTTTGATGGCTGACACCGGCGCGCGCCAAAACACCAATATCTTCCGCGTACCGCCAGGAGGTGGCGCATTGGTCAAGACCGGCGGCATGCCGCTGCGC